AAGCAACCCCAGAAGAATACAGACAGCTTTTTGGGCAATCGCTCAAAACGATTTCTCGACTCGTGGAGGAGAATGAACGACTCCGAAAGAGGCTCGATCAATGACAATTCGGGAGGCGGTGGAAAGGTCAAGGGGACACATCGAAAAGTGCGAGCCTAGTTTTGGCAAGAGGGTGGGGGCTTGGTATAGCGAGTTAATGTCTAAAAAGATTCCAGTTCTAATCTACTGCTCGGTTAGAACCCCCGAAGAGCAGGAGGAGCTATACGCCCAAGGACGGACAAAGGTTGGGAGGAAAGTCACAAACGCTCGTGGGATACCCCCGCAATCGCTCCACATTGACCTAGGTAAAGGCTCTCACGCCATTGACTATGTTCCCCTTGCTCGCACTCCCAGCGGTGATCTAGTGGCCTCGTGGGATGATGACCAAGGCTATTCAATCACACGCAAGATTGCCGAGAAGCACGGCCTCCGAGGATTAGATTGGGAACAGCCCCATCTTGAAGATGCAAATATCTCTGGATGGCGGGAGCTTATCTCTCCGCAAAAGCAAGAGGTGAACAATCAAAAGATTTCCCTAGTCAATAAGCGTCCGTGGTCTAGTCGTTAATGGATGACATCAGAGCAGGGAGTGGAGAAAACAACCGAGGAAGTTTTTACAAAAAAGCACGATCTCCATCTCACTACTTTGCAAATGGCGGCTGTCGAGTCGATGGAGAAGAAATATAAAAAGGGAGTCGTAGAAAATTGTGGAACTAAATTGTGGGAGATGCCGACCGCCCGCTTAGTTGAAGAAGCCATAGCGGAAGCGACAGATCAAATGGTATATCTCCTTACCCTCCGGCAACAAATGCACATTGTGATGGAGCTTGCAAGGGACGGATGCACAGACGAGACATTGACAAATCCTAGAGCTAGAGAGTGTTGCAATCTTATTTACACAACTCTTACAGGCCAATCTAAACCCTTATGAAGCCCTTAAAGTTCGTCGCTTGTGGAGACATCCACGGCGATGAACAAGACGCTCCTTCGGTGAAAGCCCTGCTCGCTTTCACGAAAGAATACAAACCCGATCTCGTAGTTTGCATCGGTGACCTCTGGGATTTTAGGGCAATCAGAAAAGGGGCGGGCGATGAGGAGCAAGCATCGAGCTTGCAAAAGGATTGGGACGCAGGGGAGGAGTTCATTCGAGAGTTCTTTAAGTTTGGCGATGAGAGAATCTTTTTAAGGGGCAACCACGATGAACGGATTTTTGATATGGCTAATAACAGTCGAAGCGGTCTGGCTCGTGACTATGCAAATGATGGTATAGCAAACATCGAAGCGATAATGAAGGAGACGAAAGCAAGAATGTTCCCATACGATTCAGTCGGGGGAATCTACAAATGCGGCTCGCTCTCCTTTGTCCACGGCTACGGCCACGCAATGCACTCCGGCAAGCAACACGCCGATGCTTATGGCGATGTTATTTTCGGCCATACTCACGCCATTGATTATTTTAGAAGCGTCTCCATCGACCCTCGAACTGGCTACAATATCGGATGCCTCTGCAACAAGACACCGGAATATAATCGAGGCCAACTCCGTCGCCTCCGCTGGCAACACGGCTGGGCGTTCGGAGCAATTTATCCGGATAAAACGCACGAAGTTTTTCAAGCACGGCAAAGAGGCAACAAGTTTTATTTACCCACCGACATAAAGGCATTTTAATTATGAATGCAAAAAATCCTTGGCAGAAACTTTTACAAGAACACATCAAAGACAAGTTTGCCCCACCTCAACCAGCGGGATATTACACGAGGGAACAGGTGAGCAAGTTGTGGCAGAAATCAATGAACACAACCTCACGGATGCTCAATCAAATGCTCGAACAAAAGAAAGTGGAGATGAAAAGACATCCCTTTATTGTTGCCAGAAAAGATCATCGTGTGATTCGCAACCTTAAAATCTTTAAGATTCTCCCCACAAAGCCCCATCGTAAGTAGCGTAGTTATAGGGACTTACGAACAATCGTCAAAATAAGATAAATAAACCCTTTACAACTTGGGGGAGTGTGATAGGGTGTGGGTATGCAAACAACCACAGCAGAAAAGACAGAAACCCTGAGTGACTCGCAAAAGTTCGATGACCTCGTAGAGCTTTTTCTCTACCCCATCGACAACACGCCATCAGTCATCGCCGATCTTTGCCGAAAAGGGAAGAAAGTATTTTACGCTTTCTTTGATGGAATTTACTACGAAGCCCCCACCGCCTTACAGGTTGCCCAGAAACTCGCAACCAAACACATCGGCCAGTAACCCCCAACCAAGAAAGACCAACCAAATGACTACAAAAGAACTTAAAAAACTTATTCAGCAATACAATCAAGAGGCGGTTGCAGAAATCCCTCAACTAGAAAAAAACGCTCAAGATGCTGGCTCTTGTTGGCAAAGTGAAAAACTTGGCTTCGCCAAGGGATACGCCCACGCCTTAAGATCAATACTTTCCAAAATATAAAATAAGAAAGAAATCATAATATGAAAAAAATCCTTATCGCATACATCATCGGACTCCTCGTGGGGGCTGGCTCGGTGCTGGTAATAGTTGAACATCTACTTAAATAAACCTTTACAACTCCAAATCGAAATCCTAGAACAAATCAAATGACATCCTTCCCCCTCCCCGCCAGACCGCAAGCCTCCGCAGTTCCAGCGTGGCACATCGAGTTCAAAAAAGATACAGCCATTGAGGGCAAGGCTAATGGCTGGCGAGGCTTATTCCATCAAAAGACTGGCATCGGATATAACCGCCACGGAAAGATTGCATCCAACCATAACCTAATGGTTGAGCGTCTTTCCAATGCTGGCATCAAAGCCCCTTATATTGATTGCGAGATTATGGGGATGCGAACTAAGACTGGCAAGGGAACAATCATAGTGATGGATGCCTTTGACCCAGCCAACCCCAAACCCTACGCAGAACGGATGAAGGAGATCGAACACTTGGAAGCCGTGACCTTTGATCTGCAACCCAACAAGCTCCTCCGCTTTGTTCAGCTTGCCCATCATAAGATCAATTCGATATGGGAGGAAATGAACTTCCAGAATAACAAGGCTGGCGAGGTAATCTGGGAGGGCTTCGTGATGAAGGCTCTGGATGATGGCAAGTATCCTTACATCACCAACCCCTCTTACTGTTCCCCCGCTTGGCAGAAGCAACGGATACGCTGGTGATTATTTTCCTCGTAGTTTTCTTTGGGCTTCTGATTCTGCAAGGGGTGAGAATATTCGCAAAACACATCGACCAGCAGAATTACGAGCGAAGGAAGTTTTATTTATTCGTGGCCGCCGAGTTGGACAAGATGGACAAGATCGTAGCCGAGGGCAACCAGCCCAAAGAACCAAAGCAACCAGAGCTATTACTCCCCTCAAAGAATTGGGTGGGGAGAAACTAGAATGAAGCTCACACCATCTGCCAAGTTCGAGATTCTTTGGAAGAGTCTTGGTGGGTGGGGGCTACTTAAAGAATACAAGTTTGCTGATAGTAGAAGATTTAGATTCGACTATTACCATATTGAGGGCGTAGCCATCGAACTAGAGGGAGGGGTGTGGAGTAGGGGCAGGCACACGAGGCCAACCGGGTTCTTGAATGACATGGAAAAATACAACCTCGCCGCATCGATGGGCATCCTAGTTTTCCGAGTGCCTTCTCACGATATCAGCACGAAGTGGCTTTCCCCCATAATCAAAACCATAAACGAAAGGACAAAAAAATGAGTGAAGAAATGCCTACATTATGGCATCAGGAACCAGCCAAGAAACAATTACCAAATGAAACTACAGATGAATGGGTAGTAAGAGTGTTTGGAGCGTTCCCCGATACAGAGTTCGACAGCCGGAATGACTTTAGATTTTTGAACTTACCCAAGACACAAAAAGAAAACGCCGAAGGCTTTGGCGTATTCGATGACGGACAGAACAAAAAATAAACAAAGAAAGAACCAACAAATGAATAATGAACTAGCAGTACACAACGGCAACGGAGTCTCCAACCATATCCGACAAGCAACTGATGTGGCGGGGGCTTGTCGTGCCATCGTAAAGGAAACTTGCCAACGCATCGGCCAGAAAGATTATGTTCGGGTTGAGGGCTGGCAAGCCATCGCAGTCGCTCATGGATGCGTAGCCTCTGCCCGAGATGTGGAGCGTCTTGAAGATGGGTATAGGTGCATCGGTGAGGTAAAGCGAATGGACAACGGACAAGTCATATCTCAAGCCGAGGGGTTCTTGGGTGATGACGAGCCAATGTGGGCTAATCGCCCTACCTATGCCAAGAGGGCTATGGTTCAAACGAGAAGTATCAGCAGGGCTTGTCGTTCAGCATTCGCACACATCGTCGTGCTAATAGATTCTAAATTGAGTACGACACCGGCAGAGGAGATTCCTGCTGGTGGTTTCGAGGATATCAATACAGACAAATACGAACCAGCACCGAAGGCTGAACCCGCCAAGATAAGCAAGGCAGACTTGGCAGATATCACGGCCAAGCTCAACTCCCCCAACAAAACCAACGGCACAGAGCCGAGGGATATGGAGTTAAAGTTTGGCAAGCATAAGGGTTCAACGATTCGGCAGATTGCTATGCTAGGAGATAAGGGATTGGACTACCTAGAGTGGTTGTCTAGGCAAGACCTCAAGCCCGGAGCAGACGGCAAACCATACAAGAACGACATTATCCGCAACGAGATAATCGCAGAGATTTTGCTCGAGGCCGAGTCGTTAAGAAAAGGAACACCCGATGAAATCCCATTCTGAACTTATCCAAGACATCCTTAACGATGTTAGGAGTAAGGCCGCCGACCTCGAAAGAGAACGATGTGCCGATCTGGTTCAACAACTAGCAGACGGAACAGAAGATGCAGTCATCACCGGAATCTTAAACGAGGTCGTGCTTGCGATTAGGAGGCTCGGAGATGTCAGTCGTTGATGTTGAAGTTCCAGAAACCAAGTGGTCGATGCTTGTTTGGAAAACCTTAAAGGAGAAACCACATAACGATGAAAGAGTTCTTATGGATATCGGGGGTGAGGTTGTTGTCGGTCGTTTCGTTGATGATTCGTTTGTCTCTCGAAGCTGGGGACATTCTGAAAATGATGTTCGGCTTTGGGCAAGCTGGCCGAAAGCACCCAAATGGTAACTTTCCTTTCATCCATCGGGAAAGTTTTGTGGGAATTGTTCGTGGTAGGTATAGGATGCTTGAGTATTTTTCTCACCATTCTATTTCTGGCCGACCTATTCTTGGATTTAGTAAAAGATATATGGAGGAGAATTAAAAAATGAGCGTCAAAAGATTGAGTCTTGTCGATGAGTTTCACGGATTGGTTAGTAGAAGATTGAAAGACTTGTTTAAGAGATTGAACCACGCCGAAGTGGAAAACTTTAAGGACATCATCAGCCACCTCGACTACTCGCATCGAATCACTAAAGAGCTATTGGAGAGGGCGAAGAAATACCAGAAGCGGGATGCGGAGAAGAAAAAGTGAAACGAGATTCTTTCTGGTTTCCCTTTGAACCTAATCGCTGGCTTGCGAATGAGAAGCTGGCCTTGGTGAGCCTTGAGGCCAAGGGGCTATGGATTCATCTAATCTGCCTTATGTATAAGGCCAACGCCGGAGGGAAGCTAACGATCAACGGCAACCCCCCAAGCCCAGATCAGATCAGTCGGATGGTTGGGCAAGATGCCAAGCCACTACTAAAAGAGCTTGAGGTTGCAGGGGTTTATGAAATTAAAGATGGGGCAATTTATCACGGTGGAGTGGCCTCCGGACTGGCAAAGATGGAGGAAAGATCGGCTGGATATGCTCGAAGGATAACCCATAGATGCGCCATAGATGCACCATCTATGAACCATCTATCATCAATAGATGAACCATCTATCGTATATAATAAGAGTAATAGTAAGAGTAAGAGTTATAGTAATAAGGACAACAAGAAAGAGAGAGAGGTCTTACGCCCCACGCACGCTGAATGGATTGCCTTTGCAAATGAGATCGGATGGAGACTGACGGATGCAGAGTCGGCTTTTGATTACTACCAGAGCAACGGATGGAAGGTTGGGGGCAGGGCATCGGTTAAGGATTGGAGAGCGTGTGCCAGAAATTGTCAGAGAAGAAACCAAAACCAAAAGAAAGGAGGCGATCTGATGTCCATAAGCTCTTTAGAGTTTGATGGTATGAAGAAAGTCAAATATGAAAACAACTGCAACAATAGTAAATGATGCTATGAAATTAGTTGGTTCGGGAAACGACGGAGAGAAAAGAGAGGACTGGGAAATAATAAAAGCAAGAGAAAACAAAGCCAAGTCTGATGCTTTTAAAAAAGATAGGTGGGACAAAATATGTCCTCCACTTTATCGGCAAACAGATAGGCAGAGGATACAAAACAAAGACTTGCTAAAGGATATTATGAATTGGAATCCAGTAAGAGGCGTGAACCTTTGGATTCTTGGCCCAACAGGCAAGCAAAAGACTAGGATGGCATTTTTGCTTCTGGAGAAACTTCTCTTTATCAACGGGTACAGCGTGGAAGCAATCAACGCAGTTGATTTGGGAATGAAGCTATCGAGGCCAGTTTGGGACGGAAAAGAGGAGGAACTTGAAAGGCTTTCTCGATACCAAGTGTTGTTGATAGATGACCTCGGTAAAGAGCCAGACACACAAACCATATCCCAATATCTTTATTTGCTAGTAGAAAAAAGATATTCTCATAACAAGCAAACCATAATCACCTCGAACGAGTCTCAGGACAGACAAAGCCAACGCCCGACTTACAGGCGTTTAATGGAAAACGCACTATTCGTGGAGGTTTCATAAGTGAACGACCTCGTTTTAGCGGCAACCATCCATCGGGTAAAGCTATGCGAGGACAGAATCAAAGAATTTGAGCAAATGGTATCCACACTCACCGCCCAGATGGCTCAAAATCGAACGGAGTTGGCCTCCAAAGGGCTTGCAAACCTAGTAATGGGTACAACCACCCCCCTAGACATCCCAAGGGAGCTACGGCCAACTTTCGGGCGTTATCGGGCAAGGGGAAATCGTTCCCACAATACAGTTCAGAAGCGTTGGGGTATTTGGAAGGCTCAATATGAGTCTGGGCTAACAGTAAAGGAAATTGCGAACGCTTGGGGATGCCATCACTCCTCAATCGTGAACGCAAAAAGCAAAAACTTCACGGCTCGGAAGTCAAGCGGAAGGGGAATCAAATGATCGCAATTTTAGAGGCCGAGCAGTTTGAGCTTCCATTTATGCGAACCACACATCCAGTTAAGACGGAAGGCCACGACCAGAACGCTCGAATCCTAGCACACTTGCAAGCCGGAAGAACCCTCACGGCTCTGGAAGCGTTGGAATGGTTCAAGTGCTTCCGGCTTGCGAGTCGGATTTGCGACTTGAAAAAGGCGGGGCATCAGATCGAGAAGCGAACGGTTCAAACCAACAGCGGCAAGCGAGTGGCCGAGTATTATTTGCAGAAATGAACAACTTAAAATCATCCCTTGCCTCAAATGACACTCAAAGTAGCTTGCAAATTCAATGAATGAACCCTTCACATCCTCAGAGGCAAAGGCCAAGGGCATTTTATCCGACCGCTACCCCGGCAAGGAGATGTCGAAACTCTATGCAGAGAACCGCAACCAAGCGACCATCGATATGCTCCGAGATGCCGTGTTCACTTTGATTACTAATGAGATTCCCACTTGCACCATTGCCCAAGTTCTTCGCAAAACCCATGGGGCGATTCAGTACCACCTACGCTGTCTTGAGGGTGATGGAAAACTAAAGAGACGGAACAAGCGATGTCATTGGCGGGAGGCAGTTGAAGCGTGAATGAAAACCCAACCCACCTCGACTTGTTCAGCGGTATCGGAGGATTCGCTCTTGCCGCTAGATGGGCTGGATTTGAAACCGTTGGGTTCTGCGACAACGAACCCTACGCCCAAGCCGTCCTCAAAAAGCATTGGCCTAATGTCCCAATCCACGGAGACATCAAGGCACTCGATGGAACGGCATATCGAGGAGTCACTCTTCTCACAGGAGGATTTCCCTGCCAGCCGTTCAGTTGTGCCGGGAAGCAACGAGGCAAGGACGATGACCGCTATCTCTGGCGCAAATGCTCCGAGTCATACAAGAGGCAAGGCCAACTTGGGTCGTTGGTGAGAATGTTGCTGGAATCATCAACTTGGGACTCGAAAAAGCGTGCTCTGATTTGGAAGGGATTGGCTATGCAGTCCAACCGCTTGTTATTCCGGCTTGTGCCATTGGCGCACAGCACAGGCGAGACCGAGTTTGGATTATTGCCAACACCGACGGCATCAGACAAAGTTTATGGCAGGAAACCATCGACAAAAAGAAAAAACAACGCGCCCAAAACATCATTGAGAGATGTTCTTTCAGAGAAATTCTCGATAGATGGGAAGGGTGGAAGTCCACACCCTACATTTGTAGAAGCGATGATGGGATACCCCATAGGTCACACCGACTTAAAGGACTGGGCAACGCCATCGTCCCGCAAGTCGCATACCAAATCATCAAAGGGATAAGAGAGCTTCTATGAAAATCAATAAGATGGAGGCCAAGGCAATCGAGGCACAGATAGACAAGCTCAAGACCCCGATTGACAACGCAGAAGGCAAAAGAACCAAGGGAGACGAGTCCCCATCGAGACGCTACCGCCACTTGTGCGAGCAACTCCACTTCTTAACGATGAAAAAAGCCATCCTCATACTAGCCATCGCCCTTCTCGGCTCGGTGCAGGGGGCAAACATAATGATTGAGTTACCCAAACCGCCACCCAAGAAAACCATCAAGGCCAGAATCACGGCCTATTGGTTGGGGGAGGACGAGTTCGGCTATAAAAGCTCTACTGGGAAACGGTTAGTCTCTGGCAAATCTTGTGCGGTTGACCCCAGACTTATCCCCTACGGAACAAAGCTAGTCATCGAAGGCAAGACCTATCACGCCCACGACACCGGAACGGCGGTCATATCCCGAAAGGCATCGGGCAAATCTAGGCTACCAGTCGTTGACCTTTTCTACGCTAACGAACGGCAAGCAAGGCGGGAGTTGGCAAGGGTGGGACGGACGGCACTTGTGGAAATCCAGTAAATGAACCACATCGGCCAAGACCCAGCGGATAGCATCTTGGCTAGTTACACTCCCGATATGGCAGAGCATATCGACACGCTCCAAGATCGGGTCAAGGAACGGCTCGCAAAAATGCAGGCGATGAATCCCAGCATCGACCTCGACCAGTTAGCCAAGCTCACGGCAGAAGTAGTGGAGCAGACGATAAAGCACGAGGGTGATTCGCAAATGTTGAGGCATCGGAGGGACGACACTTTGGACGAATCCTTGCTGGCGCTCGCCACGAATCGTTCTCCCGACTCGTTGACCTCAATAGCAAAACGGTACATCAACCCCTCAACTGGTAAGCCATATACCAGAGCCGCCATATCGGCACGGCTGACGGAGTTAAGCCAACGAACCGGCCTAGTTCTACGCATCCAACGGAGTGAACGAGTACGCCAAATCTACAAGGAGCGAGCCTTGCGAGTCCACAAAAAGAGGCGGGAACAATGCCCCAAATGGAACAAAGAGGCTTGGACAAAAGGCATAAAAAAGAGGGGCAAGAAATGAGGGCTGGCTCGAAAGTGATATGCGTAGATGATCGCTTCCCTACAGAGATAATCCTTTTCTACAACCACCTCCCAATCAAAGACAAGGTGTATGTGGTAAGGGGACTAGGGGTAGGGGTAGGACTGAACGGCCAAGAGGGTGAGGTTGTGGTCTACCTTGAGGGGCTAAAAAACCCTTGCTCGACCACCCCACCGCATCCGGAGAGAGGGTTTCACGCCGACAGATTTCGAGAGATTGAACCACCCGCCGAAGTCGAAAATGAGGAACTCGTTGAAGCTACGGCATAACCAAAAAGGAAATCCCAGAATGAGTGAAAAACAGATCGGAATGGAACTACAAAAAACGGTGAGGCTTTTAGACAAAGCCAAAGAAACAGCCATTACACAGATGGGGCAGGCCATCAGCCTAGCGGCCGATGCAGGGGACATCATAATGTCGGCAGAGCTTGAGGGGCTAAACCTCCCAGAAATTTTAGGGGTGGGGGGGGTATCCGAGGAACAGGCTCGTCGCTTCAAAAGGGTGGCTAAGGCCAGACCCAGCCTCCACTCCCCAAGCCCCCAATCCCTCAAGCAGTTAGCCCTCTGGGTAGGTCTAATGCCCGACCCCATCGAGACCTCCACCCCCCGCCCCCAGAGGTCTTGGCATCACTACCTAGTGGCCTGTCGCCAATGGCTCACCCGCAAGAGCATACAAGACTGGTCGTCAGTACAGAAGGCCGACTTCGTATCCGAAGCTGAACCAATCGTAAGGGCGTTCCTCGAAGCAGGCGGGAAACTACCCCCAAATGGGTAAAAAAAGACAAAAAAAACACAAAAAAAAGACAAAAAAAACACAAAAAAAAGCACACGAAAAAGACGCAAACACTCTTAAAATCAACGCAATGCAAACAAAAAAAAGGAAAAAAAATTGAAAAAAAATTGGGAAGAAAATTGTGAGGTCGCCGTCAAAAATTTAAAACCACCCCCCCCCTTTTTAGGAGACTTCTACCCAGCAAAAACACTAAAAGACAGGTTCCCACCGCGGCTATTTTGTGAGAGTTGACCCAAGAACCTTTATGTCAAACACTTGCACCACAAATCTTTTGTAACTTTTTTAACAACTATGAAATACCCCTGCTTGCTTACCAAAAAAATCAGCGAAATTTCTTCGGCAAAATATAACCCAAGAAAAATTACAGATGAGGCGATGGGTCGATTGACCAAGAGCCTAGCGGAGTTCGGAAACATCCAGCCGATCACTTGGAACGCTCGGACTGGGAATGTGGTTGGAGGCCACCAGAGGCTCAAGGTCTATAAGGCGATGGGCAAAACCGAGGTGGATGTGTGGGCGGTCGATCTGGACGAGCAAAAGGAGAAGGCGGCCAACATAGCCCTCAACAAGTTAAGCGGAGAGTTCGATATGCCGATGCTCAAAGACATCCTAGAAGAAATCGATACTGGCGATCTGGATATGGAAATTACCGGGTTCGGGATGGATGAAATTGCTGTTATGATGGAGGCAACTAATCCAGACCCAAATTTCTTACCAGACGCAGAGGTGAATCAAGGTAAACTAGATGAAAAGTCGCCAGTTACTTGTCCTAATTGCAATAATGAATTTATCCCAAGCTAATAATCTGAAAATTGATTGGGCTACTCACGAAGCGGCAAAATATGCCTGCGAGAACTGGCACTATTCAAAAAGCATTCCTAGTGGCAAGATGAATAGATTTGGAGTATGGGAAGACGGAAACTTTAAGGGCGTTGTTTTATATGGAAGACCAGCATTCCCATCGATAGGAAAACCATATAATCTTACTCAATTTGAAATTGTAGAGCTAGTCAGAGTCGCGCTAAAGGAACACAAAAATCCAGTATCAAAGATTATAAGCGTAAGTCTTAAAATTCTAAAAAGGCATAATCCAAAGTTAAGGTTAGTCGTATCCTTTGCAGATAAAGGACAGAATCATTATGGTGGAATATATCAGGCATCAAACTGGTTATATGTGGGGGAGGGGGGTGCGGCGGTGCAATATAAACTAGACGGAGAGACTGTACATCAAAGAACGCTAGTTCATAAATTTGGAATTAAATTTGCGAGTCATAGCAGAGTCACAAAATATAACCCTCAAAGAAAATATAAGTATTTAATGCCCCTTGACGATTCAATAAAGAAACAACTAAAATCCCTACACAAACCATACCCGAAATGCGTATCAAGTGCTGATAGCGGCACGCTTGGCTTCCAGCCAAGAGGGGGAGGTGCAAATCCTACCGATACGCTCCATTTTCAAAATGCGAAATGATTACCCAAAAAGAACTCCGAGAAAAGTGGGGCATCGATGCGGGGCAGTTGTCTCGAATGGTAAAGCGGGGTATGCCCCTCACTTCCGAATCAGACGCTCAACGATGGAGGCTCGCAAACCAGAAGCGAGTGAGCAAATCACAGATAGCCCGGACACCATCCCCGACCTCATCAGAGCCATTAAAAGACTCGGATGCCGAGTCATACAAATCGAAAACCTCGCTTGGCAGATTGAATCGAGCGAAGCAAGCCGAGGTAGTTGCTTACTCATTGGTAGCCACGGCGGCAAACAATCAAAACCCAGTCGCTATGAGGGCGGCGGTGCAAGGATGGGGCGAAGCAAAAAAGCGAGTCGCAGAAGCAGAAATGGAACACGCTCGGTGGGAAGAAGTGAGCCGAGTCACAGTTCGGATGGGGGAAGTGCAAGAATGGATAACGAAGTGGCACGGAGCAATCAGATCGCTTCTGGATGCCCTTCCTTCGAGCCTAGCGGCCAGAGCAAACCCATCAGACCCAGAATGTGCAAAGCAAGCCATCCAAGACGGAATCAATCAAATCTTCGTTACCATCCAGAAAGCAGAGGGGGCGTTTAAGTGAACGAGTGCTTCCTCATTATTATCGCCACCCTCGGCCTGCTAGGATTGATTCTGCCATACTTTGACGAATGAAAACACCAGTCGACCATATCTTCAAATTGGTAGAGCCATTGATAATAATTCTTTTTATATGGACTATTTTATCAACTGCCATAGGAAGTCATAGGCTAGATTGGTTTGATGCCTCTTTTCTTATTATCTATGCCCTTGGTATTCGGAAAACAGAATGAAACGCTCGCCCCTCAAACGCAAAACCCCACTCAAGCGAGGCGGGAAACTGCGCCGAGTGTCTGCCAAGAGGCGAAAGCAAAACGAGGTCTATTCTGATGTGCGAGAGAAGTTTCTAGGCAACACACCAGTCTGCCAAGTTTGCCAGAGCAAAATGGCGAGCCAAGTTCACCATAGGCGAGGGAGGTTCGGGGATAGATTAAATGAGGTAGAGTTTTTCTTGGCGGTTTGCTTCGAGTGCCATATTAAGATTCACATGAACCCAGCGTGGGCGTATGCAAAAGATTATCTGGTTAAGAGATGAACATTGGGGCGTTCAGCCGAAGTTTCTTTGAGCCAAGAGAACAACTATCAATTCCCGAGTGGGCAGAGAAAAACCTCACACTCTCTGCGAGGGTAACGAACATACCCGGAGCGTATTCAACAACTCTCACGCCCTATGTCCGTGAACCCCTAGAGGCTTTTGGCGATGATTCAATTCGGAGAGTGGTGTTGGTCTGGGGAGCGCAGACCTCAAAGACCACAACGATTCTCGCTGGCCTAGCTTACAGAATCGCAGAACGCCCTTGTCCGGTCTTGTGGGTGATGCCCTCGGAACATTTAGCTCGATCATTTACAGAAACCCGCTGGCTTCCGATGGTGGACGATTGCCCAGCCCTAGCAAAAGAAAAGCCAGACAACACCGACAAGATCAAAATCCTAGAGCAACATTTTAAGCGATGCTCGGTATGGTGGGCGGGAACAAGTGCCTCGGCTCTTTCTAGTCGCTCGATTGCGTTACTCTGTATGGATGAGGTAGACAAGTTTCCAGAGCAAGCGGGTTCGGGGAGGGAAGCCAATCCGGTGCAGTTAGCGGAGGCACGAGTTAGCACCTACCCCAATCATTTAATCATAGCAACCAGCACCCCGACAACTGCCGACTCAATAATCTGGGCTGAATGGCAGAAAGGGGATATGCGCTTTTATTTTGTGCCTTGTCCTCATTGTGGATTAAAACAAAAACTAATCTGGGGACAAGTGAAGTGGGATGAGGCGGCCAAGATAGAAGATGGCGTTTATGATTATGCCCTAGTGAAATCCTCGACCTACTACGAGTGCGAAGGATGCAAGGGCAAGATTCAAGACGGCCAGAAAACCAAGATGCTCCGAGAGGGGGAGTGGAGGGCAACTAATCCCAAGGGCGAACCAGCCAGACGCTCGTATCACCTCAACGGCCTATACGCTCCGTGGGTAACATTCGGGAGCTTGGCGGTCAAGTTCCTGCAAGATAAGCACAGCGGGATTATCGGCCTGCAAGATTTCGTGAACCGAGTCCTAGCAGAGCCTTGGATGGAACACGAATCAGAAAAGATGCAGATCGTTCCCGGTGCTTATAAGATGGGCGAAGTAAGGATGGGCGATAAGCTGATTATGAGTTGCGACATCCAAGAGGCGGGGGGCTTCCACGCTTGGTGCGTTGTTAGGGCTTGGGATTTGGAGGGAAAACCAAGGCTCGTGTGGGCGGGTAGACTAGAAACTTGGGGCGACATAAAGGCAAAACAAGACGAGTTTGGTGTTGAGGATAAGTGCGTTCTAATTGACTCGGGCGATCAAACCCGAGATGTATATTTGAATTGTTGCAAGAACGGCTGGGTGGCGTTGGTCGGTTCGGACAAGACCAGCTTCTCCGAGATCGTGAACGAGCAGAAGGTTCAAAGGCCATACGCTCGAATTGCAAATGGCGACCCCTTCTCTGGTAAGGCAGTTCAATCAAAGGCAGGGTGGAAATGGAAGCTCTGCCCGATTTGGCGATGGTCGAACCCATCCATCAAAGACATCCTCTCCCAGCTTCTCAAAGAGGAGGGATTTATCGCCCTAGATACGCCCGATGTCTGGAAGGTGCATATCGAAGCAGAGGTGAAGGTGAGAGTTAAGAATCCTATGACTGGCAGGGAAAGACTTGTGTGGAAGCAAATTGGGAAGCATAATCATTTAATGGATTGCGAATGTATGAACATCGTGGGGGCGGCACTCCACGGACGGCTCAAAGTTTCACCCGCAAGTTTGACAGAGGAGGTTGAGAATGGCGAAGGGTGATTTCATTGGGCTACCCCTTGCTACCCTCACTTCGTTGCGTGATAAATATATCACTTGCCTAGAAGCGATTGCGGTGGCTGGGTCAAGCTATTCGATAGCGGGACGCTCTTTTTCTAGGGCGAATCTTGGGGAAGTTCGTGATACCATCGCAGAGCTAACCCTTGCCATCCAGTCTGTCAACGGCACTCGTATCCGCACGACCTACGCTAACTTCTCGTGAAAAAAGCCCAACTAAACTTAATCGATAAAGCCGTTGCCTTTCTAAACCCGCAGGGTGCAGTTAATCGGATGATTGCACGGCAGAAGCTCGTAAACTTCTCTTACGATGCGGTCAAATATACAAGGGAACGCAAAGGGCCGAGTTCGCTTTCTGGTGCGGAAGATTATCGTTCCAACTATGACCGAGTAGAATTGATGAAAAGAGCAAGGGACTTGGCAGAGAATGTCGGCCTTGTTCGCTCTATCCTTATGAAGTTTGCCAGTCATACCGCCGCAAATATCTCCTACCAAGCCAGAACAGAGAATCCCGAAGTGAATAGCGATGTGGAAGCATACTGGGCAGAGTGGTGGGACAAGTGCGACATCTCAACAAGGCACACCGGTTCGACCCTTATGCAAGTGGCGATAATGTCGATGCTCCGGGATGGCGACTTTCTTTTTGCCCTAGTCCGAGACAAGGAAGGCGATCTAAAACTCCAAGGCATCGAAGCAGACCGAGTGGGCGACCCCTTCAAAGTTTATACAAGCCTCGACCTAATCGGAGGAATCCACATTGACCGCACGACTGGCGCGCCCTCGGCTTATGATATTTATTCAAGGAGCATTGGGGACTTCTACACCTTCCAAGCAACGATTCCAGCAAGCCAAGCCTTTCACCTATTCGACCCACTCCGCATCGATCAATATAGGGGAGTAAGTGCTTTCCATACAGCCATAAATGACTGCACAGACATTTACGATATCGTGAACTTTGAGAAGATGGCGGCACGAGTTGCCTCTTCTCAATCCGCAGTTGTTCGCAGGAATAACAATAATGCCTCCGACCTCTCCACGCTCACAAACGATGAGAATGTTAATGGCGATACGATTAAGCTAGAAGCGATTGAGTCGGGCAAAATCTCCTACCTAGAACCGGGTGAAGATATCGTGTTCCCCGATGGGCCGAGCCGTCCCTCTGGTGCGTTTGCAGAGTTCCACAAGATTCTCCTACGGAATATCTGCCTTGGATTGGGCATCCCCTACAGCTTTGCTGTTGACCCTTCCGCTATGTCTGGCCCGACTGCAAGACTTGAGATGCAACAAGCAGGGCGCACTTTCCGCAGATACCAGAAGCTCATCGATGACAAGGTTCTGCGACCAATCAAAAACATCGTGCTTGCTGATGCAGTCTCTCGTGGTTTGATCGAAAACAATGTCGGAAGCAGAACCACCAAGGGCATATTCAATTTCGGGGCGAATGTCTCCATAGACCTATCTCGAGATAGCCAGTCAGCGATCTCGGAATTTAAGACTGGATTGAGGACAGCGGCAGATATTTATAGTGAGCGTGGCCTAGATTTTGAAAGCTCCTTTAGGCAGAGAGCGCAAGAAGCGGCTTTGATTAAGAAACTAGCCCAAGAATACGACATCCCAGCGGTAGCGATATCAGACATCGTTGAGAGTTTGGTTTATGCACAGCAAGCCGCACAAAGGTCTGGACAAGCTGGCGGTGGCGAAGGCTCTGGTGAACCCATTGTGTCTGATGTCTCTCTCAATGGGGCGCAAGTTGCATCCCTCATCAATATCATCAATGCGGTTGCCGCTGGTGCTTTGAGCAAGGAAGGTGCGGTTTCAGTTATCACTTCGGCCTTCCCAACAATTTCAAGAGAGCAAGCCATCAATATCGTTGGCGGGATACAAGAGGGAAATATCATCCCAACCACAAAAGAAGAACGCATCGCAAGCCAGAAAGACGAAGGCGGGGATGCTTCGGGAGGCTCGACCCCCCAAGAACCCAAACCCCAGCCAACCGCCCCCGCTGGCACTTCTCAAAAAAAAAGTAGTTTAGAGGTTTTAGAAAGCCTAGACCCCGCATCCATAAAGATGCTGATTGAGGGAATGATGGGCGGGATTGAGTTGGCAAAATACGATGGGATTGATTTTACCCCACCACAAGGGGCTAAGGATGCCGCTAAAAGAGCCTTGGATGTTAGGGAGACGAAACCACCCAGCCAACGAGGAATGACCCCAGTAGGCATCGCAAGAGCTAGAGATTTAATCAATGGGGTGAAGATGTCTCCCGACACGGTTCGCAGAATGAAAGCCTTTTTTGATAGGCACGAAGTGGACAAAAAGGGGGCGACCTTCGGGGAACAAGGAAAGGGCTGGCAAGCGTGGAATGGATGGGGCGGGGATGCTGGCTTTTCTTGGGCAAAGAAAGTAGTCGGACAGATGGAGGCTAGGGACAACAAAGAACTAGCCCGGCCAATAAGCCAAACCCCCGCCCCTCCCAAGGAACGAATCAAAGGCTCAAAGGAGAACCCCAAAGGCACGGCATCGACCAGAAGCAAAGCTGGCGACATTGAGATTTCAGCGGAGAACGAGGAGGCATTGAAGAACAAGATTGCCGAGTTCAAAGACAAGCACCCATCAAGGAAAGCCCCCACCCTTGGGGCGTTGAAGAAAGTGTTTCGCAGGGGGGCAGGGGCGTTCTCGACTAGCTTTAGGCCAACGATTACCGGCGGCAAACCCAACTCTCGCAACGCTTGGGCGATGGCAAGGGTGAACAAGTTTCTCAAGATGGCGGGTGGGGGTGAGGTCAAAGACTCTTACCGCAAGGCAGACGGCGATCTTCTTTGACATAAGTTAGGCATTTATGCCTTTACCCCTACCTTCCGCAGACGAATCCGAACAAGACTTTGTATCCCGCTTTATGGGTGATGCAGAGGCAGTATCCAAGTTTCCAGATGAGACTCAGAGGGCGGCGGTTGCCTATTCTACTTATAGGGACGAGGAGATGGAGGAAATGGAGCTAGGGGGAGTTTCAATTTTGGAGGTGGGAGAGGCGAAAGGACACGACCTTTTCGTGGATAAGACCAGCCTAGCGACTGCCCTCAAACTTATGAGCAACGCCAAGAATGGTGTGAAGGTTAAGATGAACCACGGAAGCGGATTGGACGCAGTTGTCGGCTTTGCCCGCAACCCCCGCATCGATGGAGATAAGCTGGTTGCCGACCTTCGCTTACTACGCAACTCCCCCCACTACGGCCTAATCAAAGAGATGGCCTCCGAAGCCCCCGACCAGTTTGGCGTTTCCCTAGCCTTTGTGAACGAGTCCGAGACGATTGACGGCAAGGATTATATTCGCCCCCAGAGCATCGCCTCTGCTGATTTAGTTTCCAGCCCAGCCGCCACGAATGGATTATTCGAGGAGATGGTGAAGTTTATGGAAAAACTCGGTTATGTACAGGGAGGCAAGACCATCCCAGCCGTAGCCAAAGAAGCCGTGGAGGAAGCTCCACTTGACAAAAAGGACAAATCAAATATGGAAAACAACGATTATAAGAAAGATATGGACGAAATTAAGGTTCGTCTCTCTGCCTTGGAAGAGGCAATTAAACCCAAGGATGAGGAAAAGAAAGAGGAGATGAAGTCTGAGGAAGCTCCCAAGATCGTCATCGAAAAAGAAGATGAGGATGAAAAAGAGGAGACTAAGGAAGAGATGAGCGAGGTTGTGAAGAAAGTTCTGACCGAGTTCGGCATTAAGCCCATCCCCGCCTCCCCTTCAATCGAAGTTCCTTCCGAGAAAAAGGAAGAACCCAAAACTTTTGAAGCTCTCGTGGCCGCCCATAGCGACTACGGAACATCTAAGCTCAAGGCAATGAAAGCCGTGATGCTCTCAAACCCCAACGAATACAACGAGGCCAAATCTCGTGGTATAGTTAAACTCTAAAGGATAATACTAAAATGGCTACACAAATTGACGGCGGTGCAGTTCGCACCTTTAACTTTGCCTCGGCGATCTCGGCTTACCGATTCGCAGAGATTCACACGGACGGCACGGCTCGTGCGGCTGTTTCCGGTTCTGCTCGTTGCATTGGTTCTACCATTAGCGATGTAGCGGCTGGCGACAACGGAGCGGTCAAGCTGTTTTACCCAACCTATTTTGCAACTTGCGAGACAGCGATTGCCATCGGGGGCTTGGTAGCCACGACTGGTTCTGGCCTCGTGACAACTGCGGCCGCCAATGTTGGCGTTGTCGGGGTTGCCCTTGAGGGCGGCGCGGCTGATGCAGTCATCGAAGTCGCAGTTCCCTTAACCCAGTAATTTAACCAACCAAGAAAGAATATAAAACAATGAGTTATATCGCAGGCGGTTCAACAATTCGTGCCGACATCAACCAAGCGTTGATCGAAGCCCCCACGGCTGATGTGGGTTTAATCGGGGCAGAGCTTCTCCCTTTGCAGAATGTAGACGCAAAGAGCGGAACTTACCTCAAGGTTCAACTCGGCGGTGCAGAGTTGCTCTCCAACAATGCAACGGCTCGTGATGCTGGTTCGGCGTATGCACGAGGCATCCGTTCCTTCAGTTCTGCAAATTACAGCACGGAAGAATTCGGCCTAGAGGAATTGCTTGATGATTCGAGCGTCAAGGACTTAAATCGCTTCTTCTCCTACGAGAGCGAAACTGCCAAGTTCTTGCTCCGTCAGTTGAAGCTCTCCCACGAAGCTCGGGTCAACACCTTGCTTTTCGCTGGTAGTACCCCCTTCACCACGGCTGACCAAAGTGCGGCAGTTGCCTACACCCAAGCGAACATCACCACAATCGATGTAGCTCGTGATGTGGCGGCGGCCAAATTGGCACTCGGTAAGCTGGGTTACGAAGCTAACTGCGTAGCGATGAACGCTGATGTGTTTGAGCTGATCAGACGCTCGACCCTCTTGCAGAATCAGTTCTTCGGAGTGATCTCGAATACTGGTGCGCGCTTGTTGAACGAAGCTGAAATTGCAGCGGCCTTGGGAGTTCAGAAACTCCTTGTTGGTCGTGCGGCAATCAACACGGCTGGCAAAAACAAGAGCTACACCGGCTCATTCGCAATCAGCTCGGCCAAGGTTATCGTAGGCCAAGTGGCGGGTGGCGAGTTCACCGCTGGTGGAATCGGACGCACCTTGGTCTGGTCGGGTGACTCGGCTGGTGGTTTCGTCTCCGAAAGCTATCGTGACGAAGCTCGCCGTAGCCAAGTGTTGCGTGTGCGTATGAACACCGATGAGGTCGTCATTGACGCCAATGCGGCCGTTCGTATCACCACTAGCTTCGCCTAAAGAATTGTTGGTTGTTTCATAGGAATGGGGGGAGGGCGAAAGCTCTCCCCCCTTTTCTTTTTGACATAGAAAGGAAAATACAATGGCAGACCTTTCCAGTTCCGAACCTTATTACGATCAGATTTCCCACGCCGCTAGACCCGGCACGCAGTATGTCACCACAACTGCAAGCTCTGTTACTGGAGTGTTCGCTGGCCTAGTGGCCATCACAGAAACCAAGTTCTTCTCTATCACATCTACTGTTACTGGGATGAGTTCAATCGCAAGCGTGACGGCGGCTAACTCTGTCACAATACCCGCTGGTGCTTATATCGCTGGGGATGTTTCTAATTTCCGTATCCATTCTGGCGTAGTCCTCGCAATCGGGGACTAATATGGCTCGGTACGGCTACGGAATGTCCGTAAGCGGTAGCAGGACAGCTATTGTTGCTTCTGGTGGAGCCGCACCCAGCGGGATTGTTGCCGCAACCGCAGGAGACCTTATTATTGATTTCGGTTATGCTAGCGGAGAAATTTATACTAAAAACAATAATACATTATGGGTATATAATTTTGGAGAAGAAAGTGAATTTCAAAGATTAAGTTACAATGTTTTTTCCGCACTTGCTTGGGCTTTGGACACGAATAACGGAGAGATTGTAGCAACAAATCCAAGCACAAATCCCTTAATTATTCCCACAACTGGGTGGACTTATACTGTTGGGGCTGGCCCAGCAGTCACCATCACCGCCGCTTGATGAATAACTAAACTCATTTAATTGACATCCTTATTGCAGTTAGAAATCCTATCCAAGTGAAATATCCTATTTCAGTCTACCTAATAGCAGGAAATGAAGAAGAATACATTGGCCGATGCTTGGAAAGTTTCAAGCCCATTTCAGCGGAGCTTGTTGTCTGCATCGCTAGGGGGAATCTTGTCCCAGACAAAACAGAAGAAATTGCCAAAGGTCTGGGTGCGAAAATCGTTCACTACCAGAATCAAAGAACTGATTGGCCTCATATAGACGATTTTGCAACTGCTAGGAACACGGCTCTTGGTGCGTGTTCAAACGAATGGTGTTTATGGGTAGATGCTGACGATGTGATGTCCGAGGATGGGGCGAAGGTTGTCGAAGAAGCTATTGACCTTGCCGTTGAGAAAGACGCTCACCTCGTGGCGTTAAAGTACAATGTGGACAACGCCGGACTCATTCCCCTCCGAGAAGAAATCTCAAAGAGGGGAACTTGCCATTGGAAGAACCGAGTCCACGAGATGCTTATCTCTAAAGAGCCAAATAAGACGATTGGCCTAGATAAGATTTTCAGAATCCATAAGCCTCACGGATATAAGGCCAAAAGTGCTGAAAGGAATTTCAACATCCTAGCCGACACGCTTTCCACCGCCCCCAACGCCCTTTACTACCAAGCTCAAGAATACTTCTTATCGAATCAGATGGACAAGTGTATTGATTCTAGTCTGCGAGCCTTAACCTTTTCAGAGCTAGAGGATACGCTTCGATATGATGTGCTTTGCAACTTAGGAAGAATTGTTTCAGAAAATGATAGGCTTACTTACCTTGGGCAAGCCGTAGCGTTGCAACCAGACCGTAGAGAGGCTTATTTTTATATAGCGAATCATTGGTCTGGAAAGGGCAACTGGATTAAGGCTTATGGAGCAGTTCGTTCTTGTATGACCTTGCATCGCCCCAAAGCCCACTACTGGAATCTTGTGGAGGCAATCTACAACTGGCAAGCGATGGACTTTTACGAGACGGCTTCGGTGTGTGTGGGAGAAGCTGGTGAGGCTGAAAAGATTAAGAAGATGCGACCAGCCCCCAAGATCAGCATTATTCACGCCACAAAGGGGAGGCCGCAGATCGCTTGGCAAAGACGCTGGCAATGGCTTTCCCTAGCCCAAAATCCACTAGAGGTTGAATGGTTGTTTATGGTTGATCACGATGAAGCCGTTGATTACACCCCCCACCAAGCCATTAGGTGCAACCCCGGAGGCATCGTCAACGCTTGGAACGCAGGGGCAAAAATGGCCAAGGGAGAGATTATTATTCAAATGAGCGATGATTGGACACCCCCTCGCCATTGGGATGCCCTAATTTCGACCGCTATGGGGGATACAGCGGGGGAGAAAGTGCTGGCAGTATCAGATGGGCTACGAACCGACAAACTCCTCTGTATGGCTATTATGACGCAATCTAGGCTCAAGAAGCAGGGGGAGATGTTCTGTCCAGAATACCAAGTTAGCGATGGCATATATTCAGACAACGAGGTGACTGACCGAGCTTATGAGGATGGGGTGATAGTTGAGGCTAGACACATCCAATTCAAACACGAGAATCCGATGTTCACCGGAGGCAACCCCGATGACCTACTTAAAAACCACAATAAACCCGAACACTACCAAAAGGGGAAGGCAATCTATGAAAAACGCAAAGCAAATAATTGGATGTAGGAAAGCAAAAAAGGGGGAGGATACGAGGGGGCTTGGTATAATTAAATTCGGGAAGTCTCGCCCCTGCAAAACCAAGTATGTAAAGGTTGATATCACCTATGATAATAAGGCCAAGAAGGAACTTTTTGAGGCGGGGATGTTGGCATTGAAACACGACCCAGAAGCCGTGATTGAATATGTCATTAAAAAGGCACTTTGCGAGTTGGCGAAAAAATGAATGGATATACAAAGCTGGCTTGCGGCCATCTTTATCAAGACCTAGTGACTGGGGATATCCCGACTTACTCAAAAGAGTATTCAGAAGAACGCTATGATAAGTATGATACAACGAGGCCGATGTCGGAGTTGCGATTTGCCCTATGTAAAGAGCTTTTCAAATTTAATTCAGTTTTAGATTTTGGCTATGGGAATGGCGACTTCCTTTCTGTTTGTGCCGGTAATGGCGTTAGGTCTTTTGGGTATGATGTCTCTGATTACCCGCTAAAAAAGCCAGTAATCAAAACAAGCTCCCTCTTTATAGACTGCGACCTTGTAACCTTTTTTGATTCAATCGAGCATCTTGAGACAAGAAACATATCCAGTTTCTTAGCAAAACTTCACACCAATCAAATCCTAATCTCTGTCCCTTGGTTTCACGATCTAGGGGATGATTGGTTCTACCATTGGAAACATAGGAGGGAGAACGAACACTTCCATCACTTCACCGCCGCCGGGTTGTGCGAAGTTATGGAATCGGCTGGGTTCACCCCAATTTATCACTCAAACCCAGAGGATAAGATAAGAAAATCCGATTTGTCCTTACCCAATATATTGACGATGGCTGGCGTTAGGAATTAAGCGTGGAAAAAACAATCAAATACTCGCAGAGGTTGGGGGATGTGCTTCGTTGCCTCCCAGCTTGCAAATACCTAGCCGACCAAGGCCACGAAGTTTTCTTTGATTGCTTCCCCCAATATCATTCAGTCTTTGATCTTGTCTCCTATGTAAAATCAGGAAATAAGGGAAATGTTTTAGATTTAGAAATATGGCCGAACAAGTATGAGGCTTATCGCAAAAGCAAAAGAAGCTGGACTGACTTTGTGTATAGTCACCCAGAGATTAAGGACGCAGACAAGACCAACATCATCCTCGACAAGCTAGACGACAAACCAGCCGTGGGGCTTCCAGAGACTTACAACCTAGTAGCCGCCTTTGGCAATAGCCAAGGATTTTACCGCAATCCGCTAGAGCTTATCACCAAGGCACGAAACGATTTAGGCAAAGACAACTTCTATGTGATGACCCCCCCAGAGATTCAGATTCAAGGGCTTTCTACCTACACCGCCCCAAGCGTTTCAGAGATGGCAAAGGCAATTCGAGGAGCAAAGGATTTCTGGGCTATCAATAGTACCCCCATCGTTCTGGCATCAGTAGTGAGAAAGGGCAAACCGACTGCCTTCTTTCCTCAAAAAAACGAGTGGGAAACTGACAACATATTTGATTTTGAGGGGATGTTTAGGATGGATTGACATAGGAGGTAATTTTATGGCTGGCACAATCAGCACCTCCTACTTTGCAACGGACTTGTCCTATATGATTCAAGACCTATATCAATCCGTTACTGGACTTGCATCCTCCGCAGTTTCCGCATCAGTCACAGACCTTGCAACCTCTAGTCAACTAGATATTGGTGGAGAGGTATTCAATATTACCCAGAGCCTAGTTGTCTTGGCTTCGTCAATCTCTGCCCCCACGATTGGTTCACTCTGCACCGTGAGCGGCACGGAGCGTATGATCGGAGGATTTTCGCAAAGCACCGATGGCCTTTCCTATACTATCGAGCTTGCGGAAATTACTACCTAATGGCTTCGATTGAAAGGGAGGTGGAGAACGCTCTCCTTAATGTTGTCTCCGGTATTACTGGGGTGAACTTCTTTACCAGCGAGAGGGGAACGGCTCGCACGATGCCAAGCGTGACGGTTCAAGCTGAAATCAGCGGGGAGGAGCTTGTGCCTTTCTCTGGTGTATTCAAAACCCCAGCCTCGATAACCTATGTCGCAAGGGCAGACACCACGGCAAGAGTCGACTTCGATGCCAAGTTTTATGACATCCTAGAACAACTTTATCGTGACCCAGACCTAGCAAGCTACCTCACCGATCACTCAAACATAACCTTCTATGTGGCAAAGGTGACTGGGGATAGTCCAGCCGTGATAAGTCAAAACCGAACTTGGTCAAGGGCGATGACCCTAGACATCACAGCAACCGCAAAGAAATGAATAACAGCGTTCAAATCAATGTGGAGGATGCGATTGCTGGCCTTCTTGCGTCAATCTCTGGCCTCAATATTTATAAGACAAATAGGATTGGGACAAAGCTATTCCCATCAGCCACAATCTCTGCATCGGTTGGGGGGCAGTTGCTTGGCAACTACACCGGAGTGTATGAAGTAGCCGTTACAATCGACTACTCCGACACGGCGGCCAAGATTAGCCAAGAGGCTTTTGACGCTGAATACTGCTCAATCTTCGAGGCGTTCTATTCTGAAACTCAGCCTCTATTCACCAAGATTCAAAATAACATTATAGATACAAAAGTTTATACGGCACGAATTACTGGACAAACCCCAACCATTAAGACGGCTAAAAGGGCTTGGCAAAGGGGCTTGAAGATGAGCCTAATTTGCACCCCATCAGAACTAGACGATGGCTTGAGATATCTGGATTTCCACGAAAAGAGAAACTCAATGTATGTGGGTGTGATTTAACAAGGAGCTTGAGAATATGGCACTTTCCATTTTAGACGGCAATCAATCGGCAACTACGCTCTCAACCATTCTTTCTAGTGGGCAACACATCACCGCCCACACGGTTGTATCTCTTGGAACTCAAGCCATTACAGATATAGTCAATGCAACTTCGGCTGGCTTAACCAACACTCAACTCCGAGCAAGCGCAGTTACCGTGGGTGGGACAGTCACGGTGGGAAATAGCCTAACGATCGGCTCCCTCCCCGCCATCTCTGGCACGGTCACGGTTGGGGTACTGCCAGACCTAACAACTAGTACAGATTTTGAACAAGCTGGAACACAAATAGCCGCAGGATTTACCAATTACGGAAGTGTTCCTGTTTTCCTTTTGAACGCTCTCACCGCTGGCACGGCTCAAATCGGCTCAGTCACCGCATCCATTAGCGGGACAGTTCCCATCAGCATCTCCTCCGTCACGGTTGGCAATTCGGTGACCATCGGCTCGCTCCCTGCGATTAGTGGGACGGTAACCGCCAACCCATCAATCTCATCTGCCGCTATCACCTCTGGCAGTTTTACTTCGCTAACTTCTGCCACACTCGTACCCGCTAACACCGCTCGCAAGATGGCTACCGTATACAATCTAGGAGCAGGGCAATTATTTATAAACGCAGGGGTTACGGCCACTACGCTCGGCGGGGGATTTATGGTTGCACTATCCAGCGGTGATTTTTACGAGTGCGACTACACCACCACCACGCTTTCTGCCATTTTCGCTACCGCTGGCACGGCCAGTTGGATGAGTCATTAAGGAGCAAGGCAATGCCCTTGTATTCTGCGATCGCTCCGTTGCCAGTAAATCGGATTAAGAACAGATTATTCGACCCAGACGCAAGAAACTACATTTTGCAAGTTGAGGCGGCAGATGGACAACCACTAGAACGGCAAGTGCGGGGGGCTATTAATAGTTTTGTAATCGGTTGCAAGCAAGATGGAATTTGGTCGGCAATCAGAGCGTCTTGCATTATGGCTGGGGCAAGGACATTGAGTGGTGCTTTAATTCCTCTAATTGGAAATGCACCATCTACTAGCACTTTTGTTAGTGGAGATTACAATAGAAAGACTGGATTGCTTGGCGATGGTTCAACCAAATCCCTTAGCACTGGATATGTTTCAAACACATTCTTTCAGCAAAATAATCATCACTTATCTGTATATGTAACATCTGCCCCAGCGTCATCGGCAACAACTAAAGTGTTTTTAGGGAATCAATCCGCACTAGGCTCTAGGTTATTTATAGCAAAAAATGCAGCAGATCAGTTTTCGGCTAGACTTGCGGCCACATCCACGGCAGTAAATGTTACTGGGCAAGGAACAACAACTGGCTTCAAGGGTGGAGCAAGAAGTAGCTCAACAGAAGTTATAGCAAGATCAGCTCAAACCAATACAAGCACATCAATCACTTCAACGGCAATAGCCTCAAGCCTAAATATCTTTGTTTTTGCTGGTGGATTCAGCAATCAAAACCTCTGCGATGCACGAATGTCATTTTATTCAATGGGCGACAATCTTGACCTCGCTCTTTTAGACACCAGAGTGACAACCCTAATGTCCACTCTTGCGAGTGTTATAGTCTAATGCCCCTCCTCCTTCTCGCCCTCTTGCTCTGCTCCTGCTCGCCACGGCCATCCAATAACACAGGATTGCCGAACTACGATATGATGCAAGCCGCCAAGGACGCGGGGCAAACGCCCAGCAAATAGAGCCGGTATGATGCACCAATATACTTATGAGGATTTTATGTCCTCGCTCAAATGGCTTGAGGCCGAGGGCTACATAGAGAAGTTCTACGATAACAACGGCGATCTATGCGTTCGTGTGTGCGAAGGGGCGGAGGATTGTGAAGTGTGAGTGCAGACCAAGTAGCGGATTTGAGGGAGAGGCTTGCAAGAATCGAGGAGCGGCAGGTAGGGTTGATTTCAATTTTAGAGCGTCACACCAGCGAAATAGCCCAATGGACAGCCAAGATCAATGGCAAGGTGGACACCCTAGAGAGGGAGTCGCACACCATTAAAACAAAGCTATGGTTGGTTGCGCTAGTTTCTGGGGCGGTGTTCTCTACAATTTGGGAGCTTATTAAAGTAAGGGTGTTCCCACGATAATTTGACACAAGATAAGTAGATTATGAATAAAACATTATCTTTTGAGGTTTCAATCTAATGCCAGCCACGACCGTTGGACAATCGGGCTTGGTGTTCGGCTTAACGGCAGAGACGATCGGACTCGTTCAGAGCTTCTCTGAAACAAGGAACATCGAGAAGAACGAAGTTCGTGACGCAAGCGGAAATATCACCGGCATCGGCTATTACAATCCCACGACCGCCTACTCACTTTCAGTAGCGATTACTGGTTCAAATACCTCTCTCACAGTTGGCGGAGCTTTCTCAACCCTTGCTAATGCGACTACGGTTGGAACTGTCAGAATCGATTCCTTGACCATCAATAAGTCAAATAGTGCGTTCGTAACTCTGGATGTCTCGGCGACTGGCTATCCGAATGTAAGTTAATAGAGGTTCTAATCCTCTATTGAAATCCTAAACTTATGCAAGGCACTTCCTACTGGGGAACGACAAATATCAAGATTGCTTCGTGCGTAGCCGCTTTTGGTGGGACGCTACGCCAATCAGACCCAGTCACTCATATCGTAAAAGACGATGGCAGTAGACAAGTTACTTTCTGGTTCAATAGTGGGGAGGGGGCAGAGGCCAAAGCAGAGATGGAAAGAAACTGGGGGGATATGAAGTCAGACAGCGAAAGCCCAATTCGATATGTCCGAGCGGCACTAGAGAACCGAGAAACGCTTCTAGGATTGGTTAAAAGAGCCGAGCCAATCCAGATCATAAAGAGAGGGGGGCAGACGCTCCTCGTCCCTATAAACGCCAAACCAGAGTTAAAGAAGGCTATCTTGAGGGCAATATAAAATGAGTGACATCCTAAATGAAGAACTAAACGCAACCTTTGTCCGTCCCGGCAGGGACTTCAAGGGGCAACCCATAGCTGAATACACAGAAGGCTCTCGCCTCCTAATGATTCAAGCAAAGGAAAAGGAAGATTCCCCAGTTTATTTTGTATGGGCGTTTCTATATCTGCACATCCTCCTAGCCAAAAACCGCAAGGAGGCCATCAAGTTAGCTTGGAACAAGGAGGCTTTTAAGGAAAGTCTGTTCGATTGGGTTTCGGATAAGACTCAAGAGGATAGGGATATGGCGACAAACATCGTTTCCTCCATTATTGAGGAGGCAAGCAAGGCAAGAGTTTCCATCATATCTAGCGGAGGCGAAGGCTTCTCGATGGGAAACGAGTAACGCCAGCTTGGACTGCCTACACCTTTTTCACGCTGGCACAACGCACCGGATGGAGTCTCGAATATATGCTTTGGGATTTACCAATCTGCGCCCTCAACCAAGGAGTCCACACCTATTTGTATGAGGAGGGCGTGCGGTTAATGCGGGAAACATCGGTTTCTTCTTCTGAGAAAAAGGAGATGGCACAACTGATGGGCATAGAAGTTTAACATCCAAGGGGGTATATAATGAAGATTCTGACTGCTTCCGTAGGCAAAGATGGAGGCATCGTGTCTAACTACGCACAAGTTCAGAAAGCCCTAGAGGATTATGTGAAAGTTCGCAATCAAAGTGTGTATGATTCAGTTAAAGAAAAGATGGCAAATATAGCCTTTAAGGCCGCACAAAACACATACTTTTCCCCACGAGCAAACATTAAAGCAAATCTTCTAGCCTTGCCTATCACAAAAGACAATGGGAAAAAGCGCACTGGAAACACGCAATATGTCGGCCTCTATAAGCTAATAAATTGGCAAAGAAAAAATATGGGGCTTGACCCTCTCGGTGGAACTAAAAAGATGGTTGTAGGAATGAAGATTACAAAAAAGAAGTATTTCAACAAGGGGCTTACAGATTTTGGGAAAGAAACCGCATATAAGTTTAAACCAATTATAGGCTCAAAAACACCTAGAAATACAGGGCCGTCTCAGGGAGTTTCAAGATTTATGGACGGAAAATCCAAGCCCTTCGTTCAAGCAAGGATGAGGGGTTCAAAGTTCTTGAGAATTGGTTGGGCTTGTGCCGCCGCCGCTTTGGGAAAGTCGTTTGGCAAGGGCGATTTTGGTTCAGCTACACTTGAAAGACTTTCCGGAAAGGCTTACGGAGGCGGGGCGAATATTACAAGATTAGCTCCGGGAAGCAACCGGTTCGAGATTTACAATGGGGCTGGGGTGTTTGACTTGAGATATAAAGGGACACCAATGAGAAGCACGAATGACATCGCAAGGGCAAGAGCCGTGCAGGAAGCTGGCTTATTGGCTGGCCTACAAGCAGAGATAAAATCAATGTATGAGCTTGTAATAAAAAGAAACTCGGAAGCGTGGTTTGGTAAGAAACTGAATGTAAAGGCAGTCTAAAATGGAACCGCTAATCTTTAAGATCGAGACGCAAGCCGATGATTCGGGGGTGCGTAAATTTGATAAAAGCGTGGGGGGGTTAGATTCTTCTGCCAAAAAAGCCTCTGCCGCATTAGGCTCTTTCTCGAGGGACTTGCTTAACGCTAGGTCTGGGGCTGATGTGGCGGCCGCAGGGGCAGATGCGCTATCTAGAGTTCTTCAAAAGTCTTTGGCTGGGGCAGTTGTAATCGGGGGTATCAAAATAGTCGCCGATCAGATAGAGCAAATGGCTCAAGTAATCCGATCTGCTGGCGAGGCCACTGGGGCGGCAGTTACGCAACTTGAGCGTATGGGAGAAGTTAAGGGTCTAGAAGATGCTACAAGGGCAGTTGGTGTTTTGGATGGTTCGCTCGAAACAGTAAAGAAACAACTAGGCAGTATTCAAAGTGGAAATTGGTTCACACAATTATCCGATGCGGCCACCGGAGCAAGCAAAGAACTAAAAGAACAAATAATAAGCTTAGAAAGATTGAGAGACGGTCAGATTGCTTTGGGTTTTGCCGCCGAAAGAAGTAGCGCAGAGAGAATACAGGGATTAACAGATGAACAGAAACAGTATGACGCAATCGATCAAAGGCTAAATAAAAGACTTGAGCTTGCAGACAAGATATCAAATCAATCACTTAAAGCGGCCGCAATACAGGACGCAAACGCCCTCGCTGAGATAGAAAAGCGTAATCTCACTATAAAGCTAACCGAAGAACAGGGGAAGAAAGAGGCCGATCTCGCAACACAAAGAGAAAAAGATGCCGCCGCACAACTTGTGGCGATGGAAAAGATCAGAGAAGCCCAACAAAAAAGATTCAACGAGCTATACGATGCAGAGGTAAAATCTCAAGAGCAGATGCAGAAGAGGATAGATGCAGAGCTAAAAGCGGAAGAGGCCAAAGCGGCTCGACAGCAAGAACTACAACAAAACCTAGCTCAAGCACAAGAATCTCAAAAGCAAAACACAGCAGCACAAGCAAGTTCTATTGCTAGTTCTATGAGTGGGGGCTCTCAATCAGTAGTGGGTGGTCAAAGGAAAACAAGCTATGAAGTGGGATTAGAAAAAGCTCAAGAGAGGGCGTTCGTAAAGGGCAAAAGAGATTCCGCCGATGCAGAAATGCAAAGAACAATAGATCAAATAAAGCAAGAAAGAGCGGCCGCAGGAGACACAAGATTTACTGGCAAAACCGATGCTATGAATAGGATGGCAGAAGAAGCCGTTAAGGCCGCAGAGGCACAAGGTAAAGCCTCTTCGGGCACAAATGAAATGGCAAAATCTGTTGAAACAGCACAATCGGAATTGTCTAACTTTTCTGATACAACCAGTACGGCTTCTTACGAAACAGATACTTTCTCAACTGATCTATCTGATTTGGGAACTGATTTTGATAGCGCAATGGAAAGCGCAGATAATTTTTCTAAGGGGCTAACTGAAAACTCTGGGAATATGATTGACGACTTCCTAAATACAGGGAAAGAGTCTGATGAGCTTGGTAAAGATTTTAATGAAACTAGCGATGAAGTAAATAGGTTTGGAGAAGCCGTAAAGAAAAACACACCACCGCCCCAAGCGAAAGAGACTGGGAAAGGAAGCAAGTCTGATGACCCTCTAACCAAAATACACAAACTTCTCGAAGATAACCTCAAGGAAATGCGAACATACGCTTTTGTAAAATAATTATATGGCTACAAATATAGTTGGCACATTTCCAATCCTTAACTCAAAGAAATCGCAGACCGATGAATATGGCTTTGATTATATCACATACGAATACACGCTAAAGACGGAAACAGTAGATATATACATTCCAAAAAAGGACGATGTATTTGATGGCAATCTGAAGTTTTCGTATAGGGGGATAATTGCAAACCCCACGGTTAATGAATCATCGTATTTTGTAGAAAATGTTGAGGTTAGTCCGATGGATGGTGGCCTATCCACACTAACCGTGCAAGTAGTTGGGACAAGAAACTCTATCGAATCCGCTACTCCTAAAGTGTTTATTAGACAAGGCGGCCCGCTTATATTTGGACTTGATGGGTCTTTTGCTATTGATCTTAATGGGGAGAAAGCATACGCCGGAATTGGGCAAGAAATTGAAGTAAAATTCTTGGCATTAGGAGGCAGTAGTGGAGAAAACTCTATATATAAACAATACTTTGCCAGAGTAATGCCAAGAACATTCCGTGGGGTATCCTTGCCCGTCCCAAAGAAAGAGCCGGGGGGTTATGGCAATACCGTCTTTATTAATCCATCTCCCAATTCATCGATTCTATCCGGTTATCAGATATACTACTTTGGATTTACTTGTAAGCGTGTAATTACGGAACGGCGTGGAGGGCTTTTGCTTGCGTCACTTTTCTTTTCTGAGGCTGGCGCGTCATTATTATACGGCCCATCAGACCAAAATTCACAAGCAAGCACCCTTTTGTATAACTACCCCGCCTACGGAGGGTAATCTATGCCAAGAGAAGCTAAACTCGATATGTTGCCCGATAAAGATATGGCGATATCTGGCGACAAATTCAGGAAGATGGTAAGAAGAATTGAGTGTACTGTTCCGCTTGCTGGGTATTCAATAAAAACAGAAGAAGTTGACGATGGGATTAAACTCCATTTAGATGCGGAACGAGTCACATTAAATGTTTGCTCTAATGGCACTCCATCTACATTGGTTGTTTATGCCTATGTTCCTCCAAAAGAAGAAGAGGCTTAGTAAATGACAAGGAGTAATCAATATGGCATCCAACATTGATATTCTTTTAGACAAGTCTGGTGGTCTATTGCCCGGCGGAGCCGCCCCCTATGGAGTGTTGCCCTCCTTTACTCGAAACGATGTTTATCCCTTTAGGATTAGGGTGTTGGAGCGAAACGCAAGTGGGGCATATACTGATGCGGTTTTGTCCTCTCCATCATTTAGTCTTGGCATTGGAAACATTGACTCAATCCCAACAGACGGACAATTCAAGCTAACCACCACAACTGGTACATCCAACGCAATCTCTTTTAATGCAACAACTGCTCAAGTATTAAATGCCGTATCTGCGATTGCTGGTAATGTTACTGTAACCACCTATGGCTCTAGCGAGGGTTCTTGGATTATTACGGCGGCAACGGCAAACACCGCCTTGTCTTTTGGGGGGCTTTCATTCACGCTGTTCCCAACCTCGGCAATTCAGATCAATACACGCCGTGCCCCAACTGCCTCTGTTTTTGCCCAGCAAATCATCTCGCTTGGTCGTAGCCCAGCGGTGTTTGCAGATTCATTTTCTTCCGTCTCAGGTGACGGTATTGCACTAACAAAACTACAAGATGGCTCATCGACAACCAACGAAACCTACGCCCTTTCGATTGGCAACGATGTTTATGGTGGCTCGTATTCGTTGGCCTATGGTGGTTTTTCGGTGGGCATTGATTACAGTCAGACAGCTTCAAATGTAGCCACAATTCTTTCTGCAATTACTGGCATCGGCCCTAGCAATATCTCCGTTCAGAGCGACTCAAAGCGTGGTCTGATTATCTCCTTTGTAAATGCTCTTGGATTGCAGAATGTATCGACTGAACTCACGCTGGATGCCTCTGGAATCCAAGTCTATAACTGGTACACGGCCACAGTAACAATATCCACAAGCGAGATTAAGGAGTTGTTCAACGAGGCTGGGACAGACACCATCACCCCTACACTAGAAATTGAAATGACGGAAAGTGGGCAAGCAAAAACTCTCCTGCAATATACCACCTCAATCAGCAAAGATTTAATTTTGACTGGTGCATTAGTCCCCGCAGACTTAGCTCTCTATTATACACAAGCACAATCTAATACTCTTTTTCCCTCGAAAACATCTATTAGCGCAAGCTATTATACAAAGACTGAGGGAGATGCCAGATATACAACTAACACGGCAATATCTGGAAGCTATTATACAAAGACTGAAGGAGATGCCAGATATACAACTAACACGGCAATATCTGGAAGCTATTATACAAAGACTGAAGGAGATGCCAGATATACAACTAACACGGCAATATCTGGAAGCTATTATACAAAGACTGAATCTACAAATCTATTTATTCAAAACACCACAGGCAATGTTAATGCAACCTGTCGATCACTCATAAACTCGGCGGCAGTTACTATTTTTAATTACGAGACAGGTTTGATTGGATATAGTGGAGCACTTCAAGTTCCAACTTCTTTAGCCTCTGCAATTACAATCCAAACAAATCTTTCTGTTTCTGGTTCTGGATCATTTAACGCTATTTGCTCATCATCAATTACAGCATATAGCATAAATGTTGTTAGCTCAGTAACTATATCTGGAAATTTAACTGTAATTGGTGCTATTAGCGCAAGTTCTCTCAGCTTCAATACTGCTAGCTTTGTTCTCGACTCTCCTCTGAATGTAAATGCTTCAGGCAGAAGCCTTAATAATGGTGCAACAACAAAACTTTCTTATAGTTCTAACATACTAATATATCCAGATTTATATTGTGTGTCTAATGTGTCGGTATGCGGCGGACTCCTTGTTCACGATAATTCTAGTTTTTTGTCTAGCGTAATAATAAATCCAGAGCTTACAGTAAGGGACAACATTAACATTGTCTGCGGAGGACTTAGTTGTGTTAGCGGGAGCATATCTGCGCTTGGGATAAATGTTGGAACAGGTGGAATTAACAATAGTGGAAATGAGCTTATTTCTGGAAATCTTGTTGTTTGTGGAAATGTGTCTTTTAATAGTGTGTGCCTGATAAATACTCTAAGTGTTTCAAGTGTCTCAAGCTACCAAATGTCAGCAATCACTATTACGACAACAGCGCTTTCAGCGGGAACTATTTCAACTTCTTGCCTTAATGTAACTTCTGGATTTCGCTTTGGGTCAGTATCTGGGGGAGCTTGTACATATGGAGTATATACAATTTCATCGAATATTCCAAATCTAACTAGCATAACTTGGCAAGCTCTAAAAGTTTGCTCAAACGGAAACCCCGCGACAATGTATGTATTGTCTGGGGGGGCGACAGCCCCAACCTTTTCTATTGGCTACGACAACGACCTGCGGGAAGTGGTTAGAAATGTTCTAACCGCTTTTGGGAAACCGCATTTTGGCTTTTTGAATGTGACAACCTAGCATCTCTATGGCCTCAACAATCGACATATTTCTGGACAAAGCGGGTGGCCTTATTGCTGGCGGGGTAGCCCCATTTAGTTCTTTACCAACATTCTTTAGAAACGACTCTTACTTATTTAGGTTGAGAGTCCTTGAAAGAAACAGCAACGACTCATACACTGACGCCGTCTTGTCCTCCCCCTCCTTTGCTCTTGGAATTGGAGACATTGATTCGCTTCCAACCGAGGGGCAATTTAAGCTAACCACTACGACCGGAACCTCTACCGCAATTTCATTCAACGCTACTACGGCTCAAATTTTAACAGCCGTAAGTAATATTGCTGGGAATGTTTCAGTTGCAACATACGGCGATAGCGGTTCAGCGTGGATTATCACCGCGGCTACTGCAAACACAGCACTTAGCTTTGGAGCTTTGCCATTCACCCTGTTCCCATCATCAACAGTTCAGATTCAAACGAGGCGAGCACCTACCGCTTCTATTTTTGCCCAGCAGATTATTTCCCTAAGCCAAAGCCCAGCAGTTTTCTCAGACTCCTTTACTTTGGTATCTGGCTCGGGAGTTGCACTAACAAAAATACAAGACGGCTCCACGACATTGAATGAGACCTACGCTCTCACTATTGGCAACGATGTTTATGGTGGCTCATATACTTTGGCGTATGGCGGCTATTCCGTTGGGATTCCTTACGATCAAAACTCAACCAATGTAACCACATTGCTTTCGGCGATAACTGGAATTGGTGCAGGAAACATCTCCGTAGTTAGCGATTCAAAGAGGGGATTGATCATATCTTTCGTTAACGCTCTCGGATTGCAAAATGTAACCACACCACTTCAATTAGATTCTACTGGGGTACAAGCATACAGCTATTACACCTCTACTGTTACTATGTCCACAAGCGAGCTAGAGGAATTATTTAACGAAGCTGGCACAGACACTATCACTCCTACCCTAGAGATTGAAATGACTGAGAATGGTCAGACAAAAACTCTCCTGCAATATACCACTTCAATCAGCAAAGATTTAATTTTGACTGGTGCTCTAGTCCCCGCTGATTTGGCTCTGTACTATACCAAGGCACAAGTGGACGCTGGATTCATCGCCGATTCTGCTACAAATGTAAATGCGACCAATCGAGCATTAAAATCTTCTAGCGGAGTTACTGCCGTAAATTATGGTGGTCGCACCCTAGTAAATAGTGCTGGTTCAAATGTAGTTAGCTTTTCTACTGGCCTTGCCTTTTCTGGCGTAATGGGTTTTTATGGCAACACCCCAACCGCGCAACCCGCAAACATCAATGTTGTTTCTGGCCTAATCAATACTGGCCTAATTGCAAGTGGGGTGAGCTACGGAGTTCTCCGCAATCTTCCTATACCGTCACCACCCTTACCTCCGTCACCTTTGGAACATTGACGAGCAACGATCAGCATTATCGGGATGTAGTTGTGACTGGTGCGGCAGTAAATGATATTGTTTTGGTTGGATTGCCATCAGCAATTTCAGCGGGTGTAATTATTCAGGGCGTAGTTTATAAGACCAATACTGTCTGTTTATCTTGTGTAAATGCAGATAATGTTTCTAGGGATGTAAACACCGCAACCTACCGCATCACCGTCATTGGGTATTAACTTGGGGCTAGTCCCTTAAAGAAATCCTATGGGCAAAGTTTTATTTCCGGCATATTTTCCACTTATAGAAAATGAGCCTTGTGATTCAATAGAAGGTTGGGGGGGGCTGTCTCTTGAAATGGCGATGGCCGCCTATTGGAAAGTAAAAAGTTGGCAAGTATCATTTGGCTTTACATATCCAGATGAAGACCTTGCTAACAAAACAGTAAGTCAAACATTCAGCGTAACATCGCCCGATTACGGAGTTGCAATAACCGCAGAGGAGCAGCTTGTCTGTGACAACGGATTAAAAACTTGGGATTTTGATATTCCAGAACCTCCTCCGGGTATTGTAAGTGCTCTTACTAATGCATATTTCAGTATGACAAGTTATTCTTGGGAATTTTATTCTGACTACACTGAGTTTGGTGAGTTAATTTTCCCCTATACCACAAGCGAAACGCCGCCAAGTTATATTCTCCCAATTACCATAACCATCGGAAATTTAACTACAACCCTTCAAGCCGCCGGCTTTGGTGGTGGTGGTGGAAGCAATCCGGGAAGCGGAAGTGGCTCAATTACAGCGATTGAATTTTGGCCTTATTCAGATTGATCTATTATGAGTTGTTGCCGTGGCATCGTAAAATCCGTAGCTCACATTTTGGCCAAAGAAACCCTAAGAAAAGACAGGTTACATATATGCAGAAAATGTGAATTTTTTGTTGGTAACTTCTGTAAGAAGTGTAAATGTTTTATGCCGGTAAAGACAAGATTAGCAATTAGCAAATGCCCGATTGGGAAATGGGATAGCGAACCCTTGACACCCCCCCAAGCAGTATGAACCAACTTCTTTCATTCATTCAGACGCAGGACTTGTTTGCTTGGCTTGGAGCATTGACCGCCCTCCTGACTGCGGCGATTGCTATTTGTGCATTGATACCCGGTGACGAGCCGGAGGCCACGCTAACTAAGATCGTTTCGTTCCTATCGAAGTTTTCTAGGAAATAACAATGTGGGAGGCCATTCTCGCCTCGCTCGCTGGACTAATTGGAATCATTGCTTGGTGGACAAAAAACCGAGCCAAGACAAGAAAAGAACGAGACGATGAAGAGATTGCCTACAACCGCCGTCTGCGAGATGCGGAAGTGGATTCTTGGATTCATCGCAACTAGCTTTCTCCTTTGTGGGTGCGTAACCACTCGCCCTTACGACATTGGCCAAGTCCCAAACCAAGATTCAATTACCGACTACATTATGCGGTGGGACAAGCTCGACCGAACCAAAGCAACCCCAGAAGAATACAGACAGCTTTTTGGGCAATCGCTCAAAACGAT